GAGCTGGCACTTGAAATCGGCGCGGACGAGCGCACCCCGGCGCGTCGTCTGCCAGTGCTCGGTCTGGAGATATTCCGCGTAGGACATGCTCCTGAAATCGGGGCGGTCGGCGTCCCAGAGCCATTCATCCGAGAGCCAGCGGATGAAGGTCGTGGTGGTGCCTCGGCGCTCGATTTCGTCGAGGAGTCGGCCCAACAGCTCCGAGATGTGGATCGGTCTCGCGTTTTCGCTGGTCACAGCGTTATCCACACCCCCAACTGAAAGTAATTAACAGATGTAAGTAATTGTCTTTGGGTAGGGGTAGAGGGCATCGCCGGGCATATGCCTCGGCATGTGCGAACGCATACGGGGCGCATATGCGAACGCATTACGATTTGTTCCTTTCGTTTCGCTCTTTGCCCCACCGGATCCGTGCGGCGTTCCGGGCCGAGGCGGAACGGGTTTCGGCGACACCGTTCCACTCGGCGTAGTCGTGTACTTCGATGGTTTCCCCTGGTCCAACCTTGTGCCAGAGCTCGACGGCGAGGAGAGCGCGGTGCGCCTTGGGCCGGTAGCCGAGGAGGGCTCGCACTTTGGTTCCCGGCACACGTCCGCTGGTGTCGCCGCGTCGGCAATAGGCCAAGCTTGAAACGAAAAGAAGCGGCGCTTGAGTGTCGAGCTCGAAGGCGTCGATCACCTTCGGATGTTCGTCAAAATGGTCGTCGAGATAGACCCAGGGCATCACCGTCTCACCATGTCGGGTCGCCCTTCTCGCCCCGTTCGGCCTCGCGCAAGAGGGCGGCCTGTTCGGCCTGGCTCCAGGCTTCGCGCACCTCGAGGTCGGGCACGCCATCGGCGTCGTGAACCACGAGTACTGCTTCGAGCCGGGTTTTACAGATCGGGCAAATCACTCGTAGTTTTCGGCATCGATCGCGGCGGCTTCTTCGATCTTGCCCAGCTCGGCCACCTGGGCGGCGAAATCACGCAGCGTGGTTGGCGGAAAGTCCAGGTTCACCGAGTCCAGCCATTTACGGAATGCGGCGCGGTCGGCTGGCTTCAGTCTGTTGAGACGCAACTGAAGCTCGGCAGTGGCCTTGATCAGCTCGCCGTTAGCGTCGGTAGGCCCCTCGTCGCGCTTCCCCGCCGGTGCGCGGCGCGGGGCAGCTTGCTTCTGGCGGTTCAGCCCCGAGGTCGGCATCGGCGGCGGTGGCGTCATGTCGATGACTTCATCGGTCGTGTAGGACAGGCCGCGGATCACGTCGGAGAAGTCGGCGCGGCACGCTTCTGAGGTGGCGCGGGCCATGAGCATGGCGCGTGGGTATTTCTTCCACGAAGAGCCCGGCTTGCCGACCAGGTCGGCGCGCTGGGCGTCGGCCATGGTGAAGGTGTGGCTGGTCCACTCCTCGGCGGCCCACTCGCGGCGGTGGCACTGGGCCGTCGCCGACTCGTCGTCGCCTTGGACCCGGATTTGGTGGCCGGCCGACATGACCAGGGCGCGCATGCCTTCTGGGGACAGCGACGGGCGGCCGGAAATGATGTTGATGGTGTTGAGACTCTGCATCGGCCCCAGGCCCAGCTCGTGGCCGTAAAGGATCACCGCGCAGACGGCGTCGGGCTTGCCCCGCAGGCCGCTCGGGACCATCTCGGTATTGGCGATCGTCTCGGCCAGGAACACGACGTCGCGGATCACGGCGAAGGAATCACGCACGGCGAACGCCGGGACGATCTCGCCGGTCATGGGCTCGACGCTCATGGCGCCCTTCTGCCATTGCGGGCCGCGGCCTCGTCCAGAGCGTCCTCCATCAACCGCGATCGGCGCAGCACTCCCGTGGCGGCGCGGTGCACGGCGTCAAGCTCCTCCTCGATTTTCGCGGCGCGTCGCTCGATGGCGTCACGTGCGGAGTCAAGCGCCGGCGCGACGTCGGCCAGTGCAACGCGGATCACCTCGGCCACGAAGTCGAAACGGGCGCGCTCAAGGCGCTCGTCGAGCGACCGTTCGGCCTGGGCCAACTCCCGCAGCACCGTGCGGAGGTCGCGGGTGGCCTCGTGCGCCTCACGGATCAGGGCCTTCAGTTCGGCCCCGGCCCGACCGGCCTGCTCGATCCAGTCCAGCGTCGACTCAGCCATGCCGCGAACAATCGTTATGTAAAGTCACGACCGGCTCGGCACCTGGCGCTGGGCGAGCTGCCAGGCCACGATGTCGGACTCGGCGTAGAGGACGGTGCGCCCGCTCTTGATGTAGGCGGGCCCCTTGCCCTGCCAGCGCCAGTTCTGCAGTGTGCCGACCGCGATCCGTAGACGCCGGGCGGCCGCTTTCTCCCCCAACATTCTTTCACTCACTGCCGGACACATTGACCCTTATCGGCGGTTGTTGTCAAGTTGAGGTCCGAAACCCGCTACTCGGTTTTTGTCACCGCCGTCGCCAGGCGCCAGTGTGCGCCAAGGCCTGCACAACAGGGCGTCAAATCTCGGATTGGTGGCGCCGGCGGGTCCAGAGGTTGGGGTAACCCGCCGGCGCCGAGTCAATGTCCTAGGGAGACAACTGACCGGCCGATTATGCCCTACCGGTCGCTCAGCACGTAGAGCGCCAACCCCGCCCCGAGCAGCACGCCACCGACGCCGAGCAGGAACGCCGCGGCATCCGAGCGCCCCATGTCGCTCTGGGCGAACAGGCCCACCCCGGCGCCGAGGCAGCCCGCAGCCATCGCGAACAGCGGCCAGCGCCAGGCCTTCACGTCAGAAGATGGCGAAGAGCGCCACGACGAGGGCGAGGATCACGACGGTGATGACCAGCGCGCCGACGAGCACCTCGCGGTCGTCGGGCTCACCGGCATCCACTCAGGCGACCTTGAAGGCGAGCTGAGCGGGGATCGTGGTCGTGCCACTGGTGAAGACCGACTGGCCGACGACACGTCCCGACGTGTTGGTGTTGTTGACCATGTAGGTGGTCGTGGCGTCGAGGTAGAGCGGCGAGCCGATGGCCGGTGCGGCCACGGTCGAGTTGACCGTGCAGAAGCCCGTCGTCTGGACCAGCAGCGGGACCTGGGCGCCGGCGTTGCCCGGCGAGGGCGTCAGCGCGATCCCGAAGGCGGGCTTGGTGCCGCTCGCCCGCTGCACCGACGAGTTGCTCGCCAGCTCGACCACGTCGCCGACGTTGATGACCGTCGTGGCGGTGGCGCACGCCATCGGGTAGAGGTCCCCCATGTACTGGGTACCCGAGAACTGGCCCAGCGCCAGCATCTTGCCGCGTCCGCCGATGTTGGCGGACCAGTTGGTGCCCGAGCCGAAGAAGTTGGCCGGCGGCAATCCGTTGCCGCCGAAGCGGAAGGCCGGCGGCACAGCGCCGGCCACCGGGATCTTCAGGACGCCGACACCGGTGGTGGGCGCGGTGATGAACGGGTAGACGCCGGTTTCGATGCGCGACCCGCTGTCGTTGTTGCGCAGCACCATTGCCCACGCGCTCTTGGAATCGGTCCCGTCGAGCGGCGCCTTCGTCGTCGCCGAAGCGTTGTTCCACAAGAGCCCGTTGCCGCGCAGCACGGTGCCGTAGCCGAGGCTCAGCCGGTTGGCGCCCGTCGAGATGTCCAAGATGGCGCCGTTGCCGATGCTCTCGAAGGACACGTCTTCGAGCGATGTCATCTGGAACAGGTCCTGGGTCGACGCCGTACCGCCGGTATAGACCGGGTTGCCGCTGGCGTCCCACCCGTTCTGATTGTCGGTCTTGAAGATCCCGACCGGTCCGAAGCCGAGGTGCAGCTGCGAGAACACCGCGGTCTGGATCACCGCGGCCCCACCGACGTGGATGCCGGCCAGCCCGTTGCCTGTCAGGTTGCAGGCGAAGTAGGCGTCGTTGCCCGTCGATATGCGAGCGTCGGAGTAGTCGAGCCCGTAGTAATTCCCCGTGATGTAGAGGCTGTAGCACTTGTTGTGGTTGCCAACCATCTCGAGCCCGGCATAGAAGCCGCCCCCGATGGACAGGTTGTCCAGCAAGAACCCGCCGTTGAAGCCCTGGATCCCCGTGGTGTGCGACTGGGTCTGTCCCGGCGAGGACCCCGCGCCGGGCCCTCGGATCAACAGGTTCGAGATGCGGGTCGACGCCCCCTGGCTCTGGCCGGGCCCGTTCGGTCCTCCCGCGGCCGAGATGAAGTGTGCGGCCGGCGCCGCGCCTCCGGGCCACAGCTCGGTCGTGAGCCGCAGCGCCGAGGCGCCGTAGCCCGCACCGACCCAGAGCTGGTTGGGGTAGTAGAAGAGCGGCCCGGTGCACTTGTAGGTGCCAGGCGGGAAGTAGCAGATGCCGCCCTGGCCGAGGGCCGGGCTCGTCCCTCCGGGCGCCGCGGCCTGGATCGCCGCGTTCACCGCGGCGGTGTCGTCGTGCACGCCGTCGCCGACCGCCCCGAACTGCTGGGGGGTGAAGTACCCCGCCATGGGGCTGCCGGGCGGTCCCATCGGCCCCATGGGCCCCGTCGGCCCGACGATGCCGACGAGGTCGACGTTGGCCCGCTCGCCGAGCTCGACCTCCACCTGGGCGCCGTCGAGCGTGGTCATTGCGTCACCCGGCTCATGAGCTCGAGGCGCCCGCCGGCCAGTGTGGTCACGACCGCGCCCTGCGTCAGCGCGCAGTCCCAGACGCAGAGCTGAGGCAAAGACGTCGACTGGGCCGCACTGAGCACCAGCGTGACGACGTTGACGCTGACCGTCGTGGTGAAGGTGCCCGCCACCGTGGTCGAGGATCGGGTGGCGCGGATCTGGGCGGCCACCGTCCCCCCGCTCAGGTCGATCGGGTTGCCGGCGGTGTCGACGACGCTGAGCGTCATCGAGAAGTCGTCGCCCTGGTACAGGCCGAGGTCGACGGCGGCCGGGAGGTCACTGATGCGGGTGGTGGCGCCCATGTCAACTCCTTTGCTCAATCATGGCGGTCGCGCGTGCCGAGGAACGTGGCAACGGCACCGACCATGGCGCCGAGCACCGTGGCGAGCAGCGTCGACTCGGCCTCTGAGATGTGCCCGGCCACCTGGTGGTCGGCTTCTGACCACGCCAGCACCACGATGGCGACCGCGGCGCCGGTGGCCAGGATGAGGGCGGCGAGCGCACGCCAGTCAGGCGTTGGGCCCGCCCTTGTAGGGCGCGTCTCCGTAGGCGAACACGGCGCCGGATTTGGCGACGAGCCAGTAGCCCGAGCCCTGGGTCACGTAGGCGGCGTCGGTCACGCGGTCACCGGCCGACAGATGGCCCGCCTTGTTGGCGCCCCCGTGGTAGGCGGCGTCGCCGTAGGCGAACACCGCCCCGTCGGGCTTGACCACGATGTAGCCGCGCCCGCTCGGTGTCGAGCAGATGATCATTTCCTTGTCCTCCGAATCTGTCGGTGATGGTGCCGCACCGCCGGCCATGGCGAGCACCTGATCCATCGGGAATCCCGGCCCGCAGTCCCAGTGGCCGCCGCCGGCCGCGCCGAGGTCGACGTGCTGGCAGACCCCGGCCTGGCCGCCCTGGGCTTGGGATGCACTCAGACGGCGCAGCGGGATGCCGAAGTGCGCACATTCCTCGGCGATCCACTGCGAACAGTTGGACAGCATCGTCGGGTGCTTCGCCCACTCGGCCGGCGTCCAGGCGGCGAAGGCACAGAGCTCGGTGGCGACTGAGTAGGGGTTGGCGTTGCCCTGGGTCCAGGCCTTGTCACTGCGCCGGACGTACTCGCCGATAACCCCGGGGGTGTCGTCGATGCCGGTGTGCGACGACACGCCCGAGCTCGGGCTGGCGAAGAAACTGCCGAGCGACTGGTAGGTACGGGCGCCCTCTGCGGTGTGGACGACACATAATCTTACATTACTCCCACCTCGGGAACTATAGTTTGGACTGCCAATCCACTCGCGTCTAAGCGCCATATTTAGGGGACACCTTTCGATGGGACGTAAAGGACGATGGGCCGACGTCGTCACCACCTGCAAAAACGGGCATGCATACCCGCCGGACACGCCGCGAGGTGCCGACGGCCGACGCCTGTGCCCACTGTGCCAGTACCGCGGGCCGGCGATGACACCTCTCGGCGAACGACTCTGGCGCCGCGTCCAAAAGGGCGGGCCGAAGGACTGTTGGCTCTGGCTGGGCGCCAACAACGGCAACGGCTACGGCGTCATCGGCCTCGGTGGACGAGCCGCTGGGCAGGACTACGTCCATCGCGTCGCCTGGGAACTCGAGCGCGGAACGATTCCCGAAGGATTGGAGGTCGACCACCTCTGCAACACGCGAGGCTGCGTCAACGTCACTCACATGGAGCTGGTGACCCACCAGGAGAACAACCGGCGCTCGTCGTCTCCGGCTGGACTCGCTGGCCGAAAGACTCACTGCCCGGTCGGGCATCCTTACGACACCGCCAATACGTATCGGCCGCCTGGCGCACCTAACAGCCGGATGTGCCGGGCGTGCATGGCCATCAGAGAGTCGAAGCGGGTACGGCACTAAGCGCCACCGTCGTCCTCTGGTACGTCGCCCTCGGCGCCGCCGTGACTCGGCTCCTCCTCGGGCTCGGGTGCGGGCTCGGGGATCACCTGGGGTTCGGGTGCGGTCGTCATGGTTGGGTCTCCTATCTTCGAGAGAGTGCGTTGATGGCCTGGCTCTGGGTCCGGAGCATCCCCCCAAGCGTCGTCGTGGCGCGGGCGACGACGATCTCGACGTCCTCTTGGCCGTCGTCGCCGATGTCGTAGGTGATGCCCAGGATCCGCTGGGCGGTGGTCACGTTGAGGCGCCCCGACTGGATGACGACCGGCACGGTATCGCCCATGTTGAACAGTCCCCACGTGTAGAAGTTCGGCGTGAGCGTGAGTACGTAGGTCGGGTTGAGCACCCCGTAGTTGCCGACGTTGCCGGCGGCGACGGCGTTGAGCCACCCGGTGTCGGTCGAGGTCACGCTGGCCGAGTCCGCGGTCATGAACGTGCCGACCACCGTGGCGGTGGCGTCGCTGTTCCAGTTCTCACCTATCACCTGGGTCGCCGAGTTGTCGGCGTTGCCGTTGTTGCCGATCGTGCGCCAGTAGTTGGTGTAGTCCGCCGCAGTCACCTGGCGCTGGACCTTGGAGATACTCGAGCCGTAGGCCAAGGTGATCCCACTCTGGGTGACGCCCTGGGAGGGATAGAAGATGCGCATGGCGTCGCGCGTCGCGCTGTTGACCGCCACCTGCGCGCTGGCGTTGGCGTTCATGCACAGGGGCTTGACGTCGTAGTCGAACCCGTTGCTCATCTTGGCCAACGCGTCGAGCTGTGTCAGCACGACCATGTTGCCCTGCTGGGGCACGGTGCGCGACACGCCGGTCGGTGGCGTGCGCTGGCTCCCGTTGCCGTTGGCGTGGAACGTGTAGAGGGGCAGATACGAGCCGGGCGAGAACCCGTGCTGGCCCGGAATCGGATAGGTCGAGAAGGGCGCACCCGCCCACTGGCGCCACTGGTCCGCCGCGTAGTCCTGGTCGAAGACCGGCGGCGTGCCCGAGCCCATGTAGTCGGTGCCGATGCCGGTGTAGACACGCCGGTTCAACATGGCCAGGTAGTCGTGGCAAGTGAAGGTCACGACGTGGGACGACTCGTCGATCTGGTCGTCTGACGCTTCGACCATGCCCCGGAAGACCGGGATGTCGGTCCCGCTGATCTCATCCCAGCGCCAGGCGATGACGTCGTGGGCGAGCTCTTGGACCGTGGTGGCGTCGGGTGCGCGCCCGTCGATGTCGAAGGTGAGGGTGGCGGGCATGTCCCAGGCCTGGACCAGCTTTCGGTTGCGCGCGCTGTCGAGCAGGCCGATCTGGGTCTGGGCCCAGCCCTGGTCGGCGAACTGGCGCTTGTGCAAGGTCAGGCGCCAGCGTCCTCGCCCGGGCGGGATAGAGCCGTCGGCGGTCGTCATGAATAGTACGCGTCGTTCCAGCTGACCGTCACCGAGGTCGCCCCGGTGGAGCCCGTGTTGACGGTGAGCGCGCAGTTGGTATAGGCGGGGCTGACGGGGAGCACGGGCCAGTTCGACCTCGACCAGTCGATCTGGTTGAGCACCGAGGTCGTGCCGATCTTCGCCGTGCGCGCCGCACAGTCGATCGTCACCGTCTGGCCGGCCGGGAGCGTGTAGGTCGACAAGAAGGCGATCGTGTTGGTGCCAAGCGAATGCAACGGCCCGGGCGTGGCCGACCACGTGTTCATCGCCACGTAGAACTGGGTCGCGGGCCCGGCGGGCCCGGTGACCGCGACGACCGGCCGCAGGCCGAGGTCGCCCGGGCTGTTCAACTGCACGTTGCCCGCCCCGGCGGCCACGGTCACGCTCTTGACGGTCGGGTCGTAGACGACGGGGTCCGGCGCGATCCACTGCAGGGCGATGTCACGCTGGACCGCGCCGACAATCGGCCAGTCGTAGGAGTCGGGGCGCAGCGTCAGCGTGCGCTCGGGCGCGCCGGGGCGGTCGAGCACGTAGTGGAGCACCGGGCGCTGGGCCGGGTCCATGTACGGGGCGAAGCTGGCGGCGACGGCGTCGATCTGACCGCCGGCACCGGTGAGGGCGGTGACGGCGGCCACCACGGTGCGCGCACCCATCAACGAGGTCCGGTCGATGATGCCGCTGCGGTCGGGCGCGGGGTTCATCACGGTGCGCATGACCGGGGTGCCGAGGTCCAGGCTCTGGCACATCCAGCCCCCGCTCGGGTTGTCGAGCTGGATCTGGGTGCCCGTGTTCGGCAGAACGAGCCAGGCCTTACGGACACAGGTGGGCATGCCGGAGATGGCGGTGTCGATGGTCACAGCCGGTTCCTCGCCACCCAGGCGGCGCGGCGCATGAAGGAGTCGACGTCCACTCCGGACGAGAAGTGCGCGTTGTTGACGACGACCGCCGGGCCGCTGGCCGAGGACGCCATCGCCGGGCTCAGCGCGCCACCGCCGGCAGATACACCGCCACCTCGGCCTGGGGTAAGCGCAGCGACGGTGGCGTCGAGGGCGGGCTGGACGTGTTGGTTGAACCCGGCCGTGATGCCGAGGCCGAGGCCTTCCATGATGAACTTGCCCTGTTCCATCATCACCCGCGACGGGCTGAAGATCGACAGCGGGTTTTTCAGAAACCCCCCGATCTTGTTCGCCACGCCCTTGAAGAAGCCCTCGACAGCACCCCAGGCGTCCTCGGCACCGCGCTTGAGGCTGTTGATAATCGTCTCGCCGATGTTGTAGAGCAGGTTCACCACATCACCGATGGCGGCGACGATCTTGCCGGGGATGCCCGAGAAGAAGCTCACGACGTCGTTCCAATGCGAGATGACGAAGTAGGCGGCGAGGCCGAACGGGCCGGTCAGGATGGCGAGTAGCAACGGCCAGTTGGCAGCGATCCAGTTGTAGACGACCATGACCGCGTTCTTGATGGCGTCGAAAGCGACCACCACGGCGTTCCATACGTCGAGCACGACGGCCTTGAAGGTGTTGAAGTGCGTGACGATGAGGATGATGGCGCCGACGAGCACGACGCCGATCAGAGTGGCGATGAGCACGACGGGGTTGGCCTCGAGGGCGAGGTTCCACAGCCACGTCGCCGCCGTGGCGACGCCGGACGCCACGGCCTGCGCGGCCTGGCCGATCTTAAGCAGGTTCACCGCGTTCTTGGTGATCTCGATGGCCGAGCCGAGCCCGGCCATGGCGAGGCCCGCCGCAGAAATCGCCGGGCCGTACTTCTGGGCGAACAGCGAGACGTGGTCGGTCACTTCTGCACGCAGCGCGTGCATATGGCCGGTGAAGGTGTTGGCCGACGCGCTCGCCTGGCCGGCGAGACTGTGGCCCAGCTGGTCGACCGCCCCCTTGTAGTCCTTGGTGCCGTCCTTGTTCTTGGTGACGACGATCCCGAACTCCTTGAAGATCCGGGCGCTGCCGTTGTAGGCCTTACCGAGCTGGCCCGCCGCCGAAGTCAGATCCTCGTGTTTGGCCGCGGCGAGGTCGGTAGCCGTGTTGAGCAACTTGAGCGCCTCGGTCGGATCGTGGGTGGCAGAGGTGAGCACGCGCAGCGCGCCCTGGGTCTCGTCCGCCGTGTTGCCGAACTTCTCCTGGTGGCCGATGGCCTCCTCGACCTGTTTGGAGTACTGGTCGTAGGAGTGGCCGGTGGCGGTGATCGACGCCTGCAGCTGGGCGTGCGCCGCCTGGTCCTTGGATCCGAGGGCGCTGAGCGCCAATCCGACGCCGGCCGCCGCGCCCCCGACGCCCGCCATCTTGAGCCCGGTGCTCTTGGCGTGCTCGCCCATGTTCTGCATTGACTGGTCGGCCGTCTGCAGCGCATTGCCGAACGGCCCGAGCGCGCCGGTCGAGTTGAGCGTGCCGAGCATGCCGCTGAAGGCGCTGTGCATGCCCTGAGCGGCGCTCTGGCCCTTCTGGCCGGCCGAGGTGAAGGACTTCCCGAGCCCGGTGACGTCGCCGAGAATTTTGACCATTATGCTAGGCCCCGCCACTACGGTATCCTTGGTGAATGCGAGTAGGAGACCGATTCGGACGGCTGGTCGTCAAGACCAAGCCCGTCCGTGAGACGGGGACGAGGCACTACTACGTGCAATGTCGTTGCGACTGCGGGCAACGGCGACGCATTCGAACAGACGCCCTCACTCAGGGCATGACTCTGTCCTGCGGCTGTTACCAGCGAGAGAGAGTCACCCGCCATAGTGGGTCGGGCGCCCGGCTCTACAAGTGCTGGCGGGCCATGATCGACCGCTGCTCGAATCCGCGTTCGGGGAACTGGCGGCGCTATGGCGCACGCGGCATCGACGTCTGCGACGAATGGCGCGGATCCTTTGTCGCCTTCCGCGACTGGGCCCTGTCCAACGGGTACGGCGAGAGCCTCTCCATCGACCGGATCGACAACGACGGGGACTACACCCCGGCCAACTGCCGGTGGGTCACGCCACAGGCGCAGGCGAACAACCGGACCAAGGGCGAACCAGGTCGACACGGCCGGGCGGTCACGGCCTGGGGCGAAACGAGATGGCTGTACCAATGGCTCACCGACCCCCGCTGCACAGTCAGCCAAAACATGTTGAAGAAACGCCTGAATCGGGGCTGGTCCGCCGAACGGGCCATGACCGAACCGATGGCGACGAGTGCAGACGCCGGGAAACGAGGAGCCGCCGCTCGTTGGGGGTGACGGGCCGGCCATCAGCGCGTCCTGTTCGCTCTAGCGATCTCCTCGGACTCGGCGGCCATGTACCGCACCATCGCGGCGAAGTCCTCGTCGGCGAGCTCGTCGATCTGGTCCGGTGTCATCCGCCAGTAGCGGCAGAAAGCGGCCCGGGCGTCGGCGAGCTGCCGTTCATAGGGTTTGCGTCCTCGACCTCCACCTCGACGTCGTAGGCGTGCATCCACAGCGACGTCGGGTCGCGCTCGGGGTAGTCACGCAAGAGCGCGCGAAAGGCGACGATACGGAAGGGCGCATTCTGCGCCAGCGCGGCGAAGTCGACGCCCTCGATCTTGGTGATGAGGTCGAGCACGCGCTGGGAGGGCAGCCGGGCGCTGAAGGCCTGGCTGACAGACACCAGCGTCGGCAGCGGCTCCTCGGCCGAAATGGCCGCGTACTGCTGGGTCGGCGGCTCGGCATCGTACGGCTCAGTCATGCACGGCCTCCGCTGTGGTCGTCTCGTTGCTCCAGGGGAATGAGTCGAAGGCCCGCTGCGCCCCGGCGCCATAGAGCTCGGCCGCCCTCGACGCCAACTGCTCAGCCGCCGGGAATAGGTAACGCCCCGTCGCGACGTACTCGCGCCCCGCGGGGTAGCCGCCGAAGTCGACGGGCCCGGCGTAGGGCAGCGCGGCGCTTCCGACACGCACAGCGGCGCCAGAGCGCGTGCCGCTCGCCCGCACGCTGCCCGCCAGGCGACCAGAGACCTGGGGATAGCTCGAGCGCGCCTGGGCGGCCACCGGCTCGACCGCTTGTTTGCCCGCCGCACTCAGTGCTTTGTTCAGCGGGCCGGCGTCGTCACAGAGGCGGTTGGCGTCGCGTACCAGCGCGCGCAGGCCGACGACGTCGACCGTGGGGGTCGTGGGCACCTAGTGCCGTCCAACGCCCAGCCACGCCAGCGTGGTCACCAACGCGATCACGCCCACCTCGATCAGCAGGACGACCCACTCGGTGTCTGTCATGCCTTGCCCACGACCCACGCCGTACCGGACCAGTGCGCCCCGATCAGGTCGGCCGTGATGACGTACTGGCCGGTCGCCCACGCCGTGGCCGGGGTGGCCGTGATGCCGGTCAGCGCGCCCAGGTTGGCGGGCACGGTGGCGCCGCTCGGGCTGTAGTAGCCGGGGAAGCCGGCCGTGGCGCCCGTCGCGGTGATGGCGCCGGTGTTGACCGTCGGCGGGGCGATGCAGTTCCAGTCGATCGCCACCTCCGACGCGGCGCCGGCGTCGCCGATCAACAGCTCAAAAGGCATCGGGATGACCTGGCCGGTGATGATCGGGTTGTTGGCGGCCGCCACCAGGCTCGCGTGCGGGCGCGCCTTGAACGTCGCCGGAGTGCCGCCGCTGAGGTACGCCTGGTAGGCGGCGTTGAGCGTCGAGTAGACCGCCCCGGTGTCGAAGGTTTGGTAGAAGGTCATCTTCTGGTGCCACTTGGTCACGCCGGGGTAGTCGGTCTCGGCGCAGAAGCTCGTCACCGTCACGAGCTTGTTCTCAGGCACGATCTCGATGTGCTTGACCAGGCAGCGCAGGTTCACCCCGTTGAGCTCGTAGTAGGCGTCGTTCAGGATGAGCGGGTTCGCTACGGGCGGTACGGGGTCGCCGGTCGCCGTCACGCTGGCGTCGAGCAGGGCGACACCGTTGCCGGCCGAGGCGGCGACCGGGCCGCCGTTCCCACCGTTGCCGCCGTTCTTCGCTTCTGGGCTCATGGTTCCCCTTTCACATTCGGATTTCTAGGGTCAGGTCGGCCGCCAACACGTTGACATTGGTGCTGGCGATGGCGACACGGCGCCAGTTCGATTGCGTCGTCGGCACGAGCGACTGCACCACCCCACCGAGGCCCGGGTCGACCGACAGAGCCGCCCGCGCCAGCGCCAGGAGCTCGTCGAGGGTGTCGGGGTCGTTCGGCCCGGCGTAGGCGCCCACGATGTACTCGACCAGGTCGACGCCGAAGCTGCTCAGGTCGTATTGGACCGTGCGCGGGTAGGCGCACACATACGCCGGGGGGTTCAGCGTCTCGGGTGGCGTGGCGAAGCTCGACACCGGGGAGTCGCCCCATCCCGACAGCAGATCGGCGATGGCCAGCGCCACCGGGGCGCGCTGCCAGCTCAAGAAAAGACCAGCGGGGCGTAGAGCGCATAGAGCCTTTCGGTGTCGGGGTCGGCGCGCCCGACGCGGACCACACCCATGTCCCCCCACGCGATCGTCCCATCGAGAGAATCGCGCCGGCGATAGATGCGGCCCGCGTCCATGACGCACGCCTGGAACACGGCATCGGGCAGGGTGGTTGTGTCGGACAACCACTGTGAACCCGTCCGTCCGATGCCGTATTCGATGGCGGCGAGGCGGCACTGGTCGATGACGGCGTCCTCGGCGGCGTCTGGCTGCAGGCGCAGCCACGAGCGCACGTCGGCGAGTCTCGGCCAGTTGCCGCTCGCCATGGCCTAGCGCCTCCGGGCCTTGGGCGTGCCCGGTCCCGAACCCGGCTCTTCCTCGTCGGTCTCGTCGGTCTCGTCGGCCTCGGCGACCGTCGGCAGCGTGCCCACCACGGTGAGCGGCACGAAGCTGGTCGTGTCGAGCGTCCCGAACGCCACGTAGCCGCCGTAGGCGACCTGGACGCCGAGGATCGAAGGCTCGATGACGCTGAGCAGCCCGATGACCTCCTCGTAGACCTCATAGAGCGTGGACGGCCCGACGATGAGGGTGCCGCTGGCGAAGGTGGGCACGACGATGCGGGGCAGGCCGAACAGGTCGCCGGCGAACATGCCGAGCTGGCTCGTGCCCGGCGCGCCCATCTCGCGCGTCGTGTCGACGGGCAGGACCACGCGGGTCGTGTCGACCAGGGCGCCCAGCGCGGCCCACACGTCGAGTGAGCACCAGATCCGGTCGGGCATGCGCCGGGCCTGCTGGTAGGAGTGCATGGCGGCGGTGTAGAGGCCGGTCGCCCACTGGCTGAGCGTGACGGGCTGGGCCGCTGTTCCCACCGAGATGGCGGTGCCGGTCGCCGCCGTCTTGAAGTTGGCCGCCACCGCGGTCTCGGTCTGCACCGAGTACACCTCGGCCAGGTCACGCACGACGATGTCCCACGCCGCGGGGCTCGTCCAGTCGATGTCCTGGCGGCTGATGTCGACGTAGCCGCCGTAGGTCGCCTTGGTGAAAGTCACCGGGCTGACGACCATGGCCTGGCTGGAAAGCGCCGTCTTCTGCGTCGCCTGCACACCGACGGTGGTGTGCGTCGTGACCTTGGGCCGGGTGAAGGTGGTGCCGGGGATGCCGCCCAATCCTCGAGCGCCACCGAGGCTGGTGACCAGCGGGCGGAAGGAGTCGATGAGGCTGACGACCTGGCCGATGATCGGGGTCGGCAACAGGCCGGGCGTCTGGGTCGTGGTCATGTCGGCGCGCTGGGCGTAGAAGTTCCCGAGCCGGCTCGCCGCCTGTTCGTCACGTACCGAGCGGTCGAGGATCGAGTTGCCCCGGATGTAGTCCACGATGAACTCGCCGGGCGTCGACCACGGCGACGGGCGCGTCGGGGCGGCCGCCGCCCTTACCGCGGCGGTCTCTGGCCGCGGCAGCGCGGACACGGTGTCGTTGTGGGTGGCGCGCAGGGCCTCGAAGCCGGCCAACGGCTCGATCTGGGCGTCGATCTCGTTGATGCGCTGACGCGCCGCCTCGAGCAGGTTGCGCTCGGCGTCGACCAGGTCGCGCTCTTCGCCTACCTGGCCGAGGATGGCGTCGATGGTCGAGATCTGCTCGTCGCGCGCTTCGCGCAGACGGTCAAGGACAACGTTGGGCATGGTGCCGTTCCTTTCCGGACGTCGGATTCGGGGCCAAGAAGGTGCATGGCGCCAAGGTGCCCCCACGGTGACCCGGCGGTGGGCGATACGCCCGGGCGCCGGGCCGGGCGTCGGAACGGGCCGGCCGCGGACTACTCGCTGCTGGCGGACTCTAATGCGGCGCGCCAGGCGCGCCAAGCATCGACCTGGCGCCCGGGCCGGGCCACTTTGGCCTCGCGGATCTCGAGCGCGTCCATGACGGTGCGGACCTCGCTCACCCCGGCGTCCTCGAAGACCGGCGTTGGCGTCAGCGACACTTCGACCAGACGCGACTCGATGTGGGTCACCTTGTCCTTGTGGTCCGCCCCGAGCGCGGGGTCCCACTCGTCCCACGAGACGTGCTCCCAGGTCGACTCACGCGGCTGGAACCCGACCGAGAGCCCGACCAGCAGGCCATCGGCCGCCGCGTCGGCGGCGCGTTGGGCCTCGGGAGAGTCGGCCAGGCGCCACACCCCGCGCAACCCGTCGTCGTGTGACCATTGCTCGGCCACGCCGACGGGGATCCGCTGGCGGTCGTGGAACAGCATGAGCGGCAACTTGGCGCCCGACTTGCCGCCCGTCGAGCGCTTGAAGCTGTTCAGCGCGTGGCGCTCCATGAACATGCCGCAATCGCCCCAGGTGTCATAGGGCACGGCGCGTCCCTCGAGGTAGCGGTAGGGCTTGCGGCCGGTGGTCTCGGTCTCGACGAGCTCGAGGCGGGTGGCGTAGGTGCGGGCCTCGGGCGCGACGAGCGTCGCTGCGTTGTTGGTCATGGCTGGACTCCTCCGGTCTCGCCCGTATCGGGCGCCAGCGGTGCGTTGGGGTCGTCGGGCGACGCGGTCGAGGTTCCGCCGAGATCGGCGGTCGCACCGACGGCGCCGAAGGTCTGGGGCGGCAGGCCCACCATGACGCGGGCCTCGGGCACCGACATGATGCCGGCGGAGACGCCGGCCACCGCGGCCGTCATGGAGGTGGCCAGGTCTTCACGCAGGAGCTGGCTGCGCTGGAAGCGGATCGTGGTGCCCCGTGGCAGCCAGGCGTTGCTCCACACGTCCTCGAAGTCGGCCAGCACCGGTTCGAGCGACGTGCGCAGCACCTGTTGGTACTGCGGGCCCGCGGTGCGGTAGGTCATGCCGGCCACGGGGGCGCCGAGCCAGTAGCCGTCGAGGTTGAACATGTTCGCCACGTCGATCAGCGACAGTCGGCGGGCCTCTGAGAGCTGGGTGTCGGTGGGCGACCATGCCAGCGGCTGGATCACCGTACCGTTGGGAAGGATGACCGGCTCGCGCACCGGGCCGCTGAAGTTGGTCATCCACGTCGCCTTGGCCTGGTCGGCCACCTCTTGAGTGAGCGTGGCCTGCGGGGTGATGATGGCGGCCGAGGGCACCGCGCCGTTGGCGAGCGCCCCGCGCTCGTACTCCTCCTCCATCGCCACACGGTCCAGCGTGTTGAGGTACTCCTCGACCACGCCGACCCCGCGCACCGGGTAGAACCGGTCCGCCCCGCGCTTGACGTGGATCACGTCGTCGGTGACGAGCGGCTCGCCGAGGTAGTTGTACGACGCGGCGGGCCCGGTCGGGTCCACCCAATTCCACATGATGTTGACCCACTGCACGGGCAGCCAGACCACGCTCAGCGGCCAGCCGTCGGCCCCGCGGGCCGTCACATAGCTGATGGCGTTGCCGTTGAGCAGGTAGTCCTCGACGTTGACCTGGACGAACCAGCTGCCGGCGTTGTCCATGTCGGGGCGGCTGAGCAGGCGCGGCTGGTTGTCGAGACGCTGGTAGCCGCGGTAGGCCTCCATCGGCATCTGCTTGCACATGCCGCTGTAGAGCTGGAGCGCCCGCCCTACCGCCGGTACCTGGCGAGCCGTCGAGGCGTCGACCACGTAGGGCCCGACGCCGGCGAGCAGGTTCACCCCCGGCGGCATGGCGCTGCGCGCCCGGGCGCTGGTGATCATGGGCCCGCTCGGGGTGGCGGTCAGCGACATGTCGCTAACACGCTATGCCACGTCGCCTGGTGCTATAAGGGACTCATGTGGCATTTCAAGGTTCTCCGCGTCGAAGTCAAGGACGAAACCGACGAGGCGACCTTCCCGGGCGGCTGGGAGCCGTTCCACGCCGAGGCCTCGACGATCTCGGGCGGCGGCTGGGTCGTGTACCTGCGCCAGGACGACGGGGTCACCGAGCCGCCACCCAAGTAACCGCCCGGCGTCGCTCGGGGAAGATGGGGTAGGCGACGCCGGACGGCGCACCTAGTAAATCCTGAATGCCCCGAGCGCGGCCGGAGCATGGTCGTAGGCCCACAGCGCGACGGTCGCCGCGGTGAGCGTGGCGATGGAAGTGGCGCTCTGGCGCCGTCCCCACGCCCACGCGTCGGCGACACTGCGCCGCGCTGCGGACGCCGCCGCCGCGTCGAGCGCGCTATGGGGCCGGATGCGAATCGTCGGAGGGGTGCCGCAAATTAGTTCTAAGAGCCCCTGACACGCCGCCGCGTATTCCTTGGCGTCGAGGGACTCGAGCGCCACACCGTGGCGCATGAGCACGTCTGCGACGTCTATGGCCGGCCCGGCCTTGTCATAGGCAAAGGCGAGCGGCGCCCAACGCTCGACGAGCTCGTCGACACGCGCGGGGATCCAGCCCACGCCGGGCCGGCAGTCGGCGATCTCGAGGTGCGCCGTACCGCTTTCGTCACGCCAGGCCGCGGCGATGGCGCCCTCGGAGCGGTCGAGCGCCACGTCGAAGCCGAGCGCGACATGCCCACGCTCGGGCATCGGGGCTTCGGGATCGGCCGCGTCACGCCACGCCGGGGCGGGGATCACCCGGTCGACCATGGACACCCACTTGTTGCCGTAGGCGCGGGCGAAGTCATCGGGGCCGAGCATCGCCAGCGCCGCGTGCATGGACGATTCGCCGATGGTGCGCCCGAAGGCGGGGTGGTAGAGCGGCCAGGACGCCGGATCGGTCGGGTCGAGCTCGTCGCTGCAGCTCCACTCGAAGAAGGCGATGCCCCGGTCCTTGCCGCTGAGCGCCGCCGCCCGGCCGGCTTCGACAGTGCCGAGCCACCACAGGGCGGCCGCGTCGCCGGCGGTAGAGAGCTTCCAGACCTGGGCGTTGGGGCGTGTGGCCTGGGTGGGCACGATGGCCTGGTCGAGCTGGGAGCCCTTCATCTGATCGAAGGCCCAGCACTCGTCGATGACCACGATGTCGGAGACCTTGCCGTGCAGGCCGGTCGGATTCGGTGGGAAGGGACGGATCATGCCGCCCGACACGTTCCAGCGGATGTCCTCCGAACCCGCCATGCGCCGCAGCCGGGCCGCGTCGGCGAAAGGGGCGAGCAGCGGCCAGTGTTCGTTCGTCAGCCAGTCGACCGCGTCCTTCTGGGTCTGCATCGTGTACCAGGCCCTACAACGCGGCACGAGCAGGGCGCGGTGGTCGAGTACGGCGCCGAACAGCGTTGTCTTACCGCTTTGCCGAGGGACGGTGACGACGACGAGGTGGTAGCAGAATCGGCCGTCCTCGTCGATCTCGAGCGCCACGTCGGCCACATGGCGCTGCCAGGGCATGAACGGCTTGCCGCAGACCTCGGCCAGCTTGGCCGCGGCCGGGCCGTAGGTCGACCGGCTAGCCGTTCGCCGGCTTGCTATCGCCGGGGGTGGCCCGCAGGACGTCGGCCATGAGCGAATCCCAGGCATCGACAGCTTTGGTTCCTCCTGCACTGAGTCCAGCAGCTTGACGGAGCTGCAGGTACACCGCGTTCGCCCGGGTGACGGCGTCGGGATCGGCCGCCAATTCAGCCCGGTCAAGCGCCCGGGCCTGCACGCGGAGCGCCGAACGCTCGGCCGGACCGATGTCATGGCGCGTCGTCAGATCCCGGTTCAATCCGCTCTCGACGCGGCCAATCTGGAACGGCTTGGACTTCATCGGCCTAGATCAGCCCCTTGACCAGCGGTTTCGAAAGAAAACAAACAGTGTGCCCTGGGTGAAGCGCGCATCCTCTGTCAAAAAACGGACCACCACCCAGCGGCAGTGCCGGCATGGGAGTCGACCCGATGCCGGCAAGGTCGAAGGCATTGGTCGAGTCGCGTTTCGATTTCATTTACAGGCGCACCTCGTAGAACACACCGTCCTTCGAACCAGCCCCCCGTCTGCCGGGTCGCTGCCGACCGGCACGTCGCCCGCCGTTGCAGGTGCGGCATGCCGCGCGCAGATTGGCCATGTCGTAGACCGAGCCGCCCTCGCTGCGTGCGATGACGTGGTCGACCTGGGTGGCGTAGTGCGTACATCGTGACCCACGTATCTGGCACTCCATGCCGTCACGTGCCAACACGAGACGACGCAGTCGCCGATAACCCATGGTCCACAACAGTCGGGTGTTATCGACGTCCACGACCACCACGCATGGAGCGCACCGCGCCCTGGTGCCGGCGTGCCACGTGCGCTCTCACCGTGCTCGGCGCACCGCGTGTATTACGGCGTGCCGAATATGAAAGGGCGGCACGGTGAGTGCGCCCACGCTGGGCCTCGGATATGCCGGCCCGGCGTGCCTGGGCCTTGGTAGGTGCTGGGTAGCGCCAGTTGCTACGTGGGCCAGAGTGCAAAGCAAATGCACTCTTAGGTAGGGCGTTGCGTTGGCGGGCGCTCAGTGCCATGGCCACCAGTATGCGCCTCGTTCTCAACGTGCTGTTCCCACTCCTCGATCGCCAGCTCCTCGGTGTCGGCCTCCGAGCAGTGGCCACAGGCACAGTCGACGATCACAGTGACCGCGGTGATGCGGTGGTCGTTGTGCGGCAGGAAGACGACGCGGTCAACGGGTGTCATCTCGTCGTTTCAGTCGCGTCTCATTTGGGCCACCGCCCGAGGAGTCGCACGTGGCTCTGTTGGGGCAGGTTCAGCTCGGGGTCTTCGATCTGCCAGTCGTAGACGTAGGGGCTGCGATGCCGGCGCCAGCGGCGCCACAGTGAGCGCAGGCGGTTCATGCCGGCCTGGCTTCCGCGCCGATCCACACCCAACCCGACGGTCGTTCCACGGCTCGCAGGGCATCAATGGTTGCCGGATCGACGCAACGGGCTTCGCGGTCGAGGTGGCGGTCGAAGTTGGACGGCGTCGAGAAGTGGGAGCAACAGCGGGTGCAATGAGCTTCCTTGAATCCGGCCCACGTGCGATGGCAGGAGCGGCAATGTGTCCCCGATTTCAGCCCGAACCACCCGTAGGTATCTCCATGGGCACAGACACGACAGGAGATGGCCCCACCTGAGCGCTCCTGGGCTTTCACCGGCTGTAGCGCCCCCGCGCCTTGTCGTGGAGGTACTGGTAGAACCCGAACGGCTCGTCGGCGGCTTCTTGGCCCATCTCGGCGCGCTCGAGCTTCTGGACGGCCCGGCGTACCCGGTCGAAGTGCCATTCCATGCGGTCCCACTCGCGCCGGGTCATGGCGGCCTTGAGGGCGTCGAGGCGGCGCTCGAGCTCGGTGAAGGCGCTCTCCTCGTCGCGCTTTTCGACGGGTTCGCTCACGTCACGCCCCGCTTGAGCAACAGGGCGATGGCGTCGAGCTCGTCGGGGCGCCAGACGTAGCTCAGCAGGGTCGTGCAGGTGTTCAGCAGCTCAAGGGTGTCTTTCTGCTCGGCGCTCAGTCGGCCGCGCTCGGTCTTCAGCTCGCACAGGATCAGCGTGGGCGGGCGCACGAGCGCCAGGTCGGGCCAACCGGGGGTGCTGTAGGGGCTGAAGGACGTGCTGTAGGTGCGCCAGCCGTAGAGGTGAGCGAGATCGAGAACCTGCTTCTCCCACTGGCGCTCGTTCACGCCGACCACCTGGCGCGACCGACGGCGCCGGTATGTATGTGACATAGACCGCCCTCGAGCGGCACCGTGCGGCTGCATGGCTGCCCGTTGAGATTGGTCGCCGCACACGGGTATTCATTTCGGTGTTTGCCGTTCGCTATCGCCGGTATGAGATCCTCACGGCCGACCCGGCGTAACGCTTGCCCGATCTTTGATCTCGGCGAGACGTAGCGCCGGTTAGGCGGCGGAGCCGTGCCGTCGAGAATCTTCTTCGCCCTTTCTACTTCCGAGGGCGAGTGCGATGTCGGGTGACGCAAAACGGACAATGCGTGGGCGCGCCGTTGTGTTTCATATTTCTCAGGCGAGAGATAACGCCGACCTTCAGTGATGATGAGATAACAATCGCCACCGCACGTGCGCTGGGTTTTGCGCCTACGTCGAAACGGTTTGCCACATATCTCGCACGTGGCCTGACGCGCCGCCTCGGCCTCGGCCTCGGCCCACGCCTGGGTGGCGTGGCGTTTGATCATTCGCGTCTGGCCGACGATGACGCCCTCACGTTTTGTTATCTGTCGCACGCGTTCGCGCGTGATCCCGAACTCGGCGGCGACGGCCTCGAGCGTGAGGCCCTCATTGACGCGGGCCGCGATGGCCGCGTCTCGGTCGGGATTTGTAGACCCACGGGGGCGGGGTTCTCTTGGCCTCGCCGTGCGCTCGGCCTTGACGCGCTCGAGTCTGGTGCGGAGCCGGTTGTTCTGACGGTCGGTATGTCCGACGATGGCGACGAGCTCGGCTATGACGCGGACGGCTAAATCGGGATCGTCGCGTACGAGCTGAGCCGCGATGGAACGGACCCATTTGCCTGAGTCGTCGCGGATGTCCTCGACGGCCATGAGGGCGTCACGGGCGGCAGCCACGCCGTCGCCGTTCACGCCGGCTCGTCATCGTGGAAGGCGGAATGGTGCTTGGCGCACAGGACGACGAGGTCGCTCGGCCGTTCGGCTCCGAGGCGCTTGTAGGTGTTGTGGTGGACGTGCAGTTCGACTTCGCGTTCGCTACGGCCGCAGAGCTGGCACTTGAAATCGGCGCGGACGAGCGCACCCCGGCGCGTCGTCTGCCAATGCTCGGTCTGGAGATATTCCGCGTAGGACATGCTCCTGAAATCGGGGCGGTCGGCGTCCCAGAGCCATTCATCCGAGAGCCAGCGGATGAAGGTCGTGGTGGTGCCTCGGCGCTCGATTTCGTCGA